CTAGTCATACTACTATTATACTTGCAAACGCTGTAGTGTCAAGGTGTAATTTCTATGTCAGCTTCAGTTTCTATAACGACTCTAGCACCACATGGTAATATCGGTTTTTCATTACCACCATATCGCACTGTACTCTCACCTAGAATTTTAACTTCATGACAATAAGTATTACTACTACCTTGTTTGATTGTTATTACGGGTTCATTCGTACCATGCTTCTTATTAGCCCGAATCTTGTGTTGATTTACATGGATAAATTTTTTTTTACTTTTTTTCATAATATCACTTGACAGATTTGCATTCTCATGAGAAAATAAGATGTAGTCGGAGAAAAGGATAATATACTATATAAAGAGATCAATGAATAATGTCATCTTTACTTGGTAATTCTAATTCTTCGTCAATATCCCATGGATCATAATCATCAAAAACACTCTCAAAATCTCTAGCTATTCTCTTTTCTATCAATTCTTTTAATGTTTCTTTCTGTTCTTTTATTTCTTGAGCTTGTGTTTTTACTTCTATTTTGTTGTTATCTCTCATATCTAACCAAGCTGTACAAGCGTCGTCATAGAAAGAGATATACTGATCTGAAATAGATGTTCTAGTCAAAACATCATTTGTATCTACTTCTATTGTATTGTCTGTTGTGAAAGGGATCATTGGCCCTAGATGCATCACAACACCAGTACCTCTAAGATTATTCTTTGTCATAATACTCATAGGTAAATGTAACATTAGTTTGTTATCTACTTCACTTACCATCGCGAATATTTCTTTTCCATCATTAAATCTTATGTATTGATATTTAGTGTTATTTTCGTTGATCATTTTCTGGTATCCTTACTGAATGTATTTCATAATCAAATTTTTCGGTACTATAGATATTTATTCGTTCTGAAAAGTGATTTAGTGTATAATTCATGTTTTTCTTCCAAGAAAGATCATCTGCTATATCATACAATTCAACACTATCTTTATCGTCTGATTTTCTCAATCCTCTACCAATAGACTGTAAATTTCTAATTCGTGATTTACTTGGTGAAGCGAAAATGATATTATGTAATCGTTTGATATTGATACCTGTACTAAATGTACCAAACGAAGCTACAATGATCGCGTTATTTTCTTTTTCTACTATTTCACGAACTTTCTCTCTATCTACAGCATCTGTACCACCGAATACAAAGAATGTTTTTCTTTTTAATTTCTCTATCTGATCATACAAAGGTCTACCATGTTTTTCAACAAATTGAAATAACACTAGTGTATTACCTTTCATATCTTTCACTAGATTGTTTATAAAATTGTTTCTTGTCTCATTTCTAACTATCCAATCCATTTCTTCTTGATAGTTCATTTTACTTACTAACTTTCTCTCATTATCTGAATAAGCTAATACTAGACACTTGATTTTCAGATTAGCTAATGTACCTTCAGCCATGAGATCAGCTGATGTAGTAACAAAATAAGCAGGTCCAAACATACCTTCTAATTGTAGTTTATGTGTCTTTGTCTCTTGTAATGTACCCGTTGTACCTATCTTGTACTTCACTTCTGTAAGTGATTCCATTATCTTTGATAAAGACTTAGCAGCGAATAGATGAGCTTCATCTCCGATAACCATACCAAATTCATTACCAAAGTCTTTCGGCATTCTCATCATTGACTGCCAAGTAGTGACAACAATCGGTGCATCGGCACCTTTGTCACCACCATAGATTTTAGCTATATCACCTTTGAATCCGTAGTCTTGAAAGTCTTTAGTCATTTGTTCTACTAAAGATGTAGTTGGTACTATCACTAGAGCTTTTTTGTTTTTCTTTAAAAAGTTATAACGAATGAGACTGTATATCATCAATGACTTACCTGAAGCTGTCGGAGATACTAATATACATTTTTGATTATGAGCAGCGAACGCTACAGCGTCTTTCTGATAATCTCTAAGTTCTAATGGTATATCTTTTACGATTTCTTCGAATCTTTCTATTGTAAAGATATCAGTATCTTTCTCATATCCTTCAATAGAATAGTTTCTTTCTTCACAAAATTCTTTCAGGTAGTCATACAAACCTAGGTATATTTGATTCGTATTAAGATTGAAAAGACGAATATATCCGTCCCAAAATCTCTTTCTTACAGCTGGTATAAACTCAGCACCAGGTACTTTAAACTTAAAAAACTCTGAGAGTTCTTTTCGAATTGAGTCTTCTGCTGATACTTTTAGATATACTTCATCTGATTTGGCTACTATGAGCCTGCCATGAACTTCCGCCATTCTATAATATTCTTTATTGTTTGATGTCTCCAAGTTATTTGAGAGACAATATCTGTTAACACTTCAACTGTTATTCTTAGATACTCAAGTTTATCATTTAAATCTTGTATATCTTTATCAGCTCCAGTAAATTTATCGTAATCAGATTTTAGAACTGTTAATCCACCGAATGGATCATAGTCCCAACTCTTTTCTTCGATTTTATCTTTGGACATTTTACCACCATACCACAACCATTTATCTTTATTGAGTTCTTTCATCTCTCTTTCATAACGAATGACAGCGAGTTTCTTCTCTGATAATAGTTCAGCGTATTTGGCGTGTAGTTTTGGTACTTCTAGTGAAGAAGCGTCAAGTTCGATATCATCTATCTTACAATCACTTTTCCACATCTCTTGGATTTCTTTTAAATTCATAATGTATATATTATATAGTGTACTTTTTAAGTACTTGTTTTGACTTTGAACAATGTAAATCTCATTGTAAGATCACAAACAGCGTATTCAACTCCTTGTTGATCTGATGCGAACTCTATAGAACCTAGACTTGTTGGAAAACAATCTTGAAACATAAACTCTAAATTAGCGTTGTTAGAAGATGTATTTACAATAATAGTTGCATCAGAATACATATTCTCAAACGACGCATTACTAAAAACATTAGTAGCGTTCTTAGTAGAACCAACTAAATCTCTAAAGTCTTCTGTATCATCACCTGGTCCCAAAGCCATTATCCAGTTAAAGATTTCTTGATAATTTTTCATATCTTCATCTACAACAAATTTTATATTTAATGGATCAAACTCTATCTTATCACCAGGTAGATATGAGTTGATTGCTAATGTAGTAGAGTGTAATGCTTCAGAAAAGTTTATACCCGGCAATGTGACACCTGTACAAAAGTATTTTGTCTTAGGTAGTTTATTAATTTGTAAATCAAAATTTACTGGACTTAAATAGTTTAAGTTAGTAGGTTGATCTGATTGCCAGTTAGCTTGTGCCATATTAGTTCTTTATTCCGAATACATAGTTTTCAGCAGCATTCTCAGCGTAGATTTCATTGTGTCCTGGGATTAATTCGTCTTTCTGCCAGATCATATTTTCCCACATTCTGATACCCCATACGCCGTCTAATTTTCCGACTTCTGCTTTTCTATTTTCATGTATGAATTCGTGATATATCTCATCAAATTCAATCATTCCACCTTCATTCATTTTATACTCCTTAATGTATTCCTCTTCGATACCATACCAGTTCCATCTACCGTCAGGTGTTGAAGTTTTGTTGTTCATGTATATATTTATAACAGGGAGAGAATTAACTCTCCCGATATTTAATTATTTCTGATTTATAAATTCATTTAACTGTCTAGCAGTTTCAATAACTTGATCAGGTGTAATTTCTATTACTGGTAATCCACTTGATTCAAGTTTATTCTCTGTATTGAAATAATGTGCATCAACTTTGCGTTGTGCATTCATCTCTAAAAGACCTTGTGCTTGATTAAGTAAATCGGCTCTGATTTCGAACCCTGATTTAGAATCGGACATGATATCCTCCTGTGTGTATGTGTATGAGTTGTCCCTTTGACTTCTCTATTATATATTTATAACATAAAAAAAGACCCTCTAATGAGGGTCTTTGAAATCGAACCGAAATTTGATTTAGATATTACTACGACTTATAGAAGATTTAATACTTCGAATGATCTGTAGTAAGAGTTAGTTGAAGTTGCTGCCAAGCCAGAAGACGGAGTAGCACCTACGAATGGGTTTGAAACCATACCGTATCGTGTTTTGAATCCGATTTTTGGTTGGAAAGTATCTTCACCAACTGCACGAACCATTTGTAATGGTACATAAGGACAATAGAATACACCAGCGTCAAAAGGATTAGTTCCTCTATAACCGACTGTACAATATCCTTCACCAGCACTAACGCCTGTAGGTCTTGTAGACACACTTGCGTAATATGGATCGATATACACTTTTAGGCTTCCGTTAAGAACACCAGCGAAAGTGTTACCAGTATCATCAACATTTAAGTTTGTTGATAAAGCTGGAGTGTAATCTAATACACCAGCCATTGCTAGAGCAGAAGCTACATCAGACGAACAAAGAATAAAGTTACCTTTACCTCTTCGTGTTTGTCTTGCAATAACATTTGCGTTTCTTTCAATGTGGTACATTAGACCTTTGAATTTCTCAACTGACCATCTTCCTGAAGAATCTGTATCTAAGTTGAATTGACCGTTAACAGCTGTTCCTGTTAAGTTTGCTTCTGAAGCAACACCTTCAATCTTAGCTTGATCATTAACAGTTCTAACAACTTCTCTGTTGATTTCCGCAAGGATTTCACCAGATAGAATGTTAGCTAATTCTGTTTCTGCATCTAAGCCATGAATAGCTTTAAGGTCTTGTGCGAGTTCGATTGTGTACTCAGCTTTTAGCGCTCTGCTTTTAGCTGTAACTGTAGCTTTTTCAATCGTGAACGACATCTCTGGGATTGTAGAATCAATCTCAGCAGTTGCTGTTGCAACTCCTGTACCAGTTGTGTAACCAGTTTGGATAGCTGTGTTAGCTGAACCAGATGCAAAAGGATCTGTTCCTGCGTGTGTACCTGTTCCTGCGAAGTCTGTATCAGCTTCGTTGAACATGGCTTCTGTTCTATCTACAGCAGTAGTACTGTCAACATATCTTGCTTTCATAGCAAAGATAAGTCCAGTAGGTCCTGTCATAGGTTGAACACCACAGATATCATAGGCTACCAAGTTTGGCATTGCTCTACGAACTAGAGATATAAGAATTGGATCCCAGTTAGCTGCAGTTGCAGTAACACCACCAGGTGCTCCAGCTACTGTACCAGTACCAGCTCCAAGGGCCTCATTCATGGCTCCTCTTTCTTCTTGTATCGCTCTTTCTTGGTTTTCAAGAATAACGGATGTTACAGCTCTCTTGTAGTTGTCTTCAATTTTCGGAAGATCAGCATGCTCGAGGACTGGTGCCCATTTTTCTTGTAAGTTTTCTGACATAAACATTGTTTATAGTCTCCTTATTTAAGTTAGCTCTTCTTATTATCTAAGTTAGCGAACTTGGTTAAAGCTGCAGTGTATTGAGCCATACCTTCATTAACTGGTTGAGCTACATCGCCCGCTCCAGAAAAATCAGCATCGTCGCTAACTACTGCGCTATCGTCTGAGATGGCTTCAACTTTACCAGCTCCGAAGTATGATTCTTTAAGAGTAGAAACTTTCTCTACGAATGTTTCTTGATCTTCGAAATCTACATCTTCTGCTAGTTGTTTTAGCTTCTCAATTTGTGTATCAGCGAGGTCTTTAGACGCTTCGTTGATAATTTTTTCTCTTTGAAGTTCTTCGATATCTTGTTGAGCTGAGATGTTGCTAGCAACTTCTTCATTCAACTTATCTTCCATCTCATCAAGTCTGTTTGCTAGTTCTTCAACTACATCAAACTTGTCTTCTGGAACTTCAACATAATGTTCTTCGAACAGTTGTTTTAATCCACTAATGAAGTCTTCTGTCAATTCGGATTTTAATCCTCTCTCGATAGCTAAC